AGAATAAAAGACAGGGGGGGTAGGCACCCTACCTAAAAAATTGGCCTGATTACGACTGCCTTTGCTGCTGTTGCATGACTGGCAACAAGCGACTGCGTTCTCGAAGTTCACTACTAGATCAGGCGCTTTGCTAATTGGAATGATGTGATCCACTGTTGCAGCTGGTGCTGAGCAATAGAAGCATGACCATTGGTCTCTTGCTAATACCTTTAAGCGAAAGGCTTTGTAATCTCTAGTAAGTCTAGGGTCTCCACGCTTTGCCATTACTGCCAGCCTCTAGTCTTTAGATGATGTAGTGCCTTGCAATAGTCCGGTATCTCATAGTCAAGACCATAGCGCTTAGATACATAATACCAATAGATATAGAACTGATAGTCATAAGGCTTATCTTTCATAGACTCAGTACGCATTTGATAGTAACCATGATGAGATCCATTAACTGCATCTATCTGCCATCGAGACTCTCTATATACGATCTCGTTATGGCATCTATATTGCTTATCTGTTAGTTGCTTATTGGCTAATACTCTAAGGCCTTTAGAGGCATCTATTGAAGCCTCACTACTAGGCATAAGTGCCATAGATAGACTTATCCCAATAACGGCGGTTACCGAGCGCGCTGCGCCTTTCGGGCGCGCTCTGAAGCCTTGATGGCTTCTAGCCGTAAGTGTACCGAACGCACTCTGCATTTCAGTAAAAGTCCTGCTCAGACGGCGTGGCGAATTACTTGTCTGTTGAATAGAAGCCAGAGCCTTTAAACTGGATACCGAAAGAGCTGTATATCTTGCGCATCGGTTCATGACAGAACCCGCATTCAACATCGTGTGGTTCATTTATCTTTAACTCCTTCTCGTATCTGAGGTTGGCCTCACATAGATCATTAGTACATTCAAACTCATATATGGGCATTACTGATCCTCACATGATTTGCAATAGCCAGAAATAGTCCACTCACCGCACCCGGTACATCTGATGATGTCTGCATCTTGAACCACATCTTTCCGCTTGTCATATCCCGCAGCTAGTAGTAACTCCACCAGATCGCCAAGGCGCAGCATTGCTACATATTCCTCAGCATGTTCGCCTTGTCCATTGAGTCTGAAAGTGGCGAACCCCAATAAGCCACTTTCTTTAGTCCGACTCTCGATCTGGCGGAGTGTCCCTACTACATCGAGTCCTGTGCGCGCTTTAACCTCGCAGTCGAACGGGACATTGAGAATGTCGCGCCCAGAACCTCGACCTACTGAAGCGCCTTCCCACCAGCGCCTCAGATACTCTGCGACTACTCGCTCTGTGCGAAAGCCGCGGTGTTTTCTACTTTGAGACATTAACTGCGTGACACTTCTTGCATGACCAAGTGAGAACCGTGCCAGCAATATAGAACGCTAACTCCTCGCGTGGAACTGGCTCATTGCATAGATGACAGATGATCCGCACCTGAAGGCTGTTGAGCAATTCCTGGTGCTTAGCCTTTTGTGCTAATTCATCATCAGTAGGAAAGTTCTCCCATTCACCGTCTTGGTTCATAAATTGTAGGCCGCTCATGCTTTGGCCTCCTGTGGCTTCCATGTACCGTCAGAGGCAATGTTGTACCACATCACATCTCGACAGACATAACATGAGAACTTGCCCCATGGCTTATTGTTCTTGGCGCTTACGCCTGTTTTCCATTCCATAGGCTTATGGTCATGGCAGTTGCGACATAGTGGAATGTCTTTGTCTATCTTGACTGCACCCAATACATCTTGCACCAGCGCTATTGCATCTGCACTCGATGGCGCAGCTTCTACTGCCTTAGTTGTCCAAGGATCGTCCTCGACCGGCATCGTGATCTTGTCTGCTAACTTCTCAGCGAATGGCTTAGGTTCTGCTGCTTTGACTTTAGACATCTCCTCGCGGCTAGGGCGTTTGCCTTTCGTAACATAGCCTGCGTTAGCCAATGCCCGACCGATCGCACTCGTTTCGCAGTTCTCAAGAGCGCTCGTAGAATTAACTCCTCGCGTTGAGACTGTCTCCTCTGCATAGCCAGTTGTCCAAGCCGATGCATCAACTTCAGTTCTATAAACAGCAGCCTTAACAATAAATCGCTGAAGCGTTGACTCAACCAAAGTAGTTTCAATTCGACCATCTGGGTGTTCCTTCCAGAACTTAACTAGGCGTTCCTCTACTGTCTCATAATCCTCAAGATTAAACATAGTGTTCATTCTCCTCTGTGTGCAGTTGTGCAGCAATAGCAGCATAAGCCACTAGATCGACATAAGTGTCAGTCTTTGCAGTTTCCATACTTCTCGCTATTTTGACTAGCGCCATACACATCGCGACTTGGTAATCAGTAACCGGCATTTCCAGATAACTCGACCAGAGGGCAGCCGTTCTTGCCATGTTGTCAGTTGGGTGACCGTAATCCATTCCCCGGTCTTGGATAGTTGCTCTTGCTTCGTTGAGATAGTCTCTAGCATTCATCGGCCGACCTGCTCAAGTTGACGAGCGATCTTACGAGCCGCGATGCGACCCTTAATCTTGCCATGTTCAAAGCCTTTGCCATAACCAAAGCCAAAGCCGATTAACATGCCGACTGCTATCGATAAAGTAATTGCTACATCTGCATTCATTATGCCACCGCCCATTCTGGGCAGACTGAATTATCTTGATGCCATACTCCGATTACTTTGATGCCGTACTTTTCGCCATCTCGCTTGTAATCCTGTAGATGGAACGAGATATCAGCTTCTGAAGTATTGCCATAGAACTTATTAAAAGTCTTGCCATTTGCTAGTTCTACTCTTACATAGTGTTTTGCTTGACTCATTTTATTTGCCCTTTCGTTTCTGTGAGTATTTCTCACTTCCACAAGTAGAACGATACGCCCGTTTTAGGCTCGGTCAAGCATATTTAGGTAACGGTATGGTAACAATTCTCCGTCGTCCATCGCATCATCGATCGTGCGCCTTATGTCGTTATCGAGATCGTCCATAACGCCGACCATGCACTACGAAAGTGCCGTCCTTTTCTAAATTAATTAGGGTTACTTGGCTATCCTCAACGATGATAAAAGCCTCTTGCCAGTTCATAGTTCCTTTGGTATAGCCAGCCTTGCGGATATCCATAAGATGACCGCCCTCTACGCCACGCAGAATACGGCCTATTTTACCCCCAGAAGCCTCTGTAAAGGCCGATACGCCCGCTCTGTGAGTGTGACCGCAGACCACGCTTAAACCGTGCCTACGAGCCGCTCCAAGGGCTGTAAGACCCGCGTTAGGGTTTATACCCTGCTCGTCACCATGGACTGCTACCCAGCCCTTAGCGAAGGCGTAAGGCTTCTTATGATAGGTAATTCCTAGTTCGTCTAAACGCATGAAGCGCTCAAAGCGTAACTCTGGCAAAGCCAAGAAGGCAGGGATCTTTTTCATGATTACATTGTAAAGACGATCCGTGTGATTAGAACGGATCATGTGAGCCTCTTTGGAATGCTCGACCAAAGACCAAAGAACCTCGACCGCTTGGTCTCGATCCTCAGCTAGTGTTTGTTCGTACCAGCCCGGTGTGTTCTCTGTCCATCGGCTGATCTGTGGGAGATCGATTTCATCTCCGAGTGTAATAACGCTATCTGGGCGGTATGCCTTAATAAAACTTGCAACATTGCGAACAGCAACTTCATCGTGATATGGAACCTGTAGATCTGGAACGATTACAGTTCTTTTCATTGTTAATCCTCATCGTCATCATCGTATGGGATCTCGCCGGGCAAGTTAGGAAGCCAGTTAGGAGTTGGCAAGATAGTGGCAGGATAAGTTAAAGGTTCAAGGAGAATAGCCAAAGACATCTCTGATGAGAACCCTGCTCGTCTTAGCGATTTGTAATACTCATTTAGCCCGATGCAGTACTGATCGAGCATAGAGTAAGCCTCTAAGTCGATAGCCTTCTTGCGTGCCATGTAAATATTATCGCTCTAAGAGTATGTTGTAGATCTCATCGACACGCGTATTGAGTCGCTTAATCTCCGACAGCAAGTGCGTGATCACATAGCCAGCCAAGCCACCCACTATCGCAAGTGTGGCAATATAAAGATTTAGGAGGTCTGTCTGTGTCATCGTTTAGGTGTCGCATATCCAAAGACCCCAGCAAGAACAGCCCAAAGGATCGAGCGGTAATCTGCTGCGAAATTAGAAGCTGCCCACGCAGATAGGAATGCACCTGCTGTGAGTAGATAAGGGTTTTTCATATTCATGCTGTGCCTCCTAGTAAAGGTACTTTAAAGAACGAACCATCGTTATCGCCTTTGATGCTAAACGAGACATGGAGATGATGGCGATGCTTGTTAATCCCAGTATAAGTTCTCCAGCGCCAAGCGCTTTTGGCGCTTGCAATTTGGCCGTCAAAGATGAGATACGAGATGCGCTTATCAGACTTTGCCAACTGACGAAGTTGATCTGCCACATCGGGCATGAGGTCGGGCTTAGGTCTGCCGGATAAATCGCGGTCAATGTCAATGGCACGAACCCAGCCCTCGCCATCTGGATTATGGTCAGACTTACGAGTTGAGTGCCGACTATCGCCGATCCAGCCGTCCGAGGTACGATCACGGTCGCTGAAGCAGTCATCAAATTGTTCACGAAGTTGTTGACCAGCCTTGCATAATTTAGGCTTCATCTAATAACTTCTTGCGTTCTAATTCGCAACCTTGACAGTTCCACTTAAATAAATCATTTAAGAATAATTCCTTATGACCGCATTCAGGTCGAGGTGGAATAAAAGCATCTGCATCTGGGTCATATTTATAACCGATTCCTGCAAAGTTATAACGGATTTTTTCATTGTAAGAAGTTCTTACTGCACCGTAATATGTTTCAGGATCGAGACCGTCTATCAACTCGGTTTCGTCTTTGCCGACGATAACTTGAGTGACAATGTTATTTTTATCTAAATATGCGTAGTGTGCCATTATGCAAAACTCACAGTATCCGCGCCGCCAGCCGCTGTAATTGTAGATATCTTAAAGCCACCTGAAGTAGATGTACTTTGTACAACTCCGCCAGAAAATGTTGCTGTTCGAGTGTCAGGATATTTTATGATGATTACGCCTGATCCACCAGCTGCTGATGAAGCAGCATTGTTGTCAACACCACCGCCACCACCGCCTGTGTTAGTACCACCAGCGACTGCATTGCCGTCAAGACCTGCACCTTTGCCACCGCCACCAGCGCCACCGGCGCCGCCGTTACCAAGTGTGCTAGATCGGGCACCGCCGCCACCACCGCCTGCGCGTGTTACTGATGAACCCGTAATTGAGGACGCTAATCCTGCGCCACCAGCGCCGCCAGCTGCACCAGGAGTTGCAGCAGCAGTTGAACCGCCAACTGCGCCAGCGCCACCGCCACCAGCGGCACTTGAACTATTACCACCGCTTCCACCGCCTGCTGAACCTTCTCCAGAAGGAGAAGCCGCGCCGCCCGTTGTTGGTGACCCACCGCTAACAGTTCCTCCACCACCGCCGCCAGATCCACCAGCTGCGCCTGCGACGTTAATTGCACCGCCTCTACCGCCACCTGTTGATGTTATTGAAGCAAAAATTGAATTAGAACCGTTAACATTTCTAGCACCACCAGCACCCACAGTTACGGTGTAATTTGTCGATGGCAATACAGAAATAGTAGAAGTCTTATATCCTCCAGCTCCGCCGCCACCAGAAATGTCAGCGCCTGATGTACTACCGCCGCCACCACCGCCTGCAATGACTAAGTATTCGACACTAAATGGCGAAATAGGAGCAGCAAAAATGCCAGATATTACATTAGCGATCATTACGCAATAGCCCCTACAACATACCAAGTATCGGTTGCTGTCTTTATGCAGGCTGCTGACTTATATTGTGAAAGAGTTGGAGAAGCGGCTGTTGCGCCTGCTGAAAGCACTGTAGTTGTGCCGGGCGTAACTGCTGAAATGGTGCATGTTCCAGCCCCTATGTTTAGGACTGTAATTACTGTTCCGACTGGAAAAGCCACACTTGCATTAGTAGGGATTTTAAATGCTATCGCCGTTGCCTTATTCATGAGTTCAAGTGTTTGGTAAGCATCAGCAATAGTCGCTGTGTAATCGGCTGTATTAGCCGCGCCCACCGTAAATGATGTAAGTCCGTTGTACATAGCCGCGCTTAGGACATCGCCTGTAGCTGCTGGAAAGCCTGTTGCCATTTATATCTCCTAGTACGCCATTATGTTAGTGCCGATTATACCTGATATGTCCGAGCCGATGATGAACCCTTCAACGATCGGTTCGAG